GCACTTCCGGCATGCCAATCTCGACAGAAAGGCTGGGCAGCGTCATGGCCCCCGAGCCATAGACATGGTCATAAGGACCGGTTCCCGCCGTAACGGGCGCGCCCAGCAGCGCCTTCAGCCAGTTCCCGAAATATCTCAGATCGACCGGCGCCACCACGTCGCCCTCGACCTTGATGACGTCGCGCGATGGGGCTGCCGGATCGCGGCCCTGGCCCAGGATGTCGCTGTCGATTAGGCCCTGTTCTGAACCCAAGGACGACGAGACGAAGGGGAACTTGACGAACCCCGAAGCCGGGGCGACGCCATAGGTGGTTTCGAACGCGGCCAAAAAGAGGGCGTTCGCGCCATAGGCACGAGCCATGATGGGTGACTCCTATATTTATATGTGTCGGGGGCTCGCCTTCAGGCGAGCGGATCGCTGGATGCGTAATGAAGCGTGACAGTCACCACCGCGCCCTTGAGGCCGGCGGCACCATCGACGGCGAGGTCGCGGGTCTGGGGTGCCGACCATTCGACCCAATCGACAAGCCCGCCCAAAGTCCTGTCGGCGGACAGGGCGGCTCCCAGTTCGGCCAGCAGAGCATCGAGACCAGCGGTCGCCTCGGCAGGCGCCTTCTGGACGATGACCTCAATCTCGGCCCGGTGCTGCCAGAGGTAAGTGACCGGTGACAGCAGCACCTCCGGCTCGCCGGGGTCGCCGTCCCGCAGGATAATCAGCCCGCCATCCGGTACTTTCTCGGGCACCGGCTCCTCGCGCTTGACCGCGGCGAGTGGGATGCGTTGAATTTGTAGGAATAATGCCGCCAGCACCTGTTCACGAAGGCTGGGCATGGAGGCTCCTGTCGCAGGGGATGCGGAGAATTCGGCGTCTTTCTCCGCAAAATATGCGGAGAACAGTATGTTGCTACGGAAGCCATATTGATGTATCGTTTCTACAGAAACATAGGAGGGTGCCGTGCCCCAAACCCGTCATGTCGCAGAGCCCCAAGCCGGGCCGACGCTGTCGAAGGCCGTCGTCCGGGCTGCCGAACTGCTTGGTTTCAATCAGGCGGCCCTTGCCGACACCATCGGCATCAGCCGCGCCACCGCTTCCCGCCTCAATTCTGGCGGGTATGTTCTCGACCCAGGACGAAAGAAGGAATGGGAATTGGCGCTTCTGTTCGTGCGCATGTTCCGCTCGCTGGACGCCATCCTGGGACATGGTGAGCAGGCGCGCCAATGGCTGGGAAACGAAAATCTTGCCCTCAACAGCCGCCCTTCTGAACTGGTTCGCACGACCGAAGGATTGATCCGTGTCATCCACTATCTGGACGCCTATCGCGGTCGCATCTGAGGCGGCCCAGACCAGCTTCGATCTCTGGCGGGCCGTGGAAGCCCAGCACAAGGTTTCGACTTTGGCGCTGGTCGATACCCTGGACGAGCAAGCGTTGCTGGAACAGCTTCTCGAAACCTCGAAACCGCCCTTGCCGCGTGTTGTGGAGGGGATGCACTGGCTCCTGTTCACGCCATTCCGCTATCCGCCGCTTCCAACAGGCTCGCGTTTCCGGGGACCGCTCGATCCCGGTGTCTTCTATGGCGCCGACGAAATACGTACCGCCTGCGCCGAACTCGGCTATTGGCGCTGGCGCTTCCTGATGGAAAGCACCGCTCTGGCGGCGATTGATCCGCGCCAGCAAACGGTATTCAAGGTGGCGGTTGCAACATTGGCGATCGATCTTCGGACGGCTCCCTTCAATCGGGACAGGGACAAATGGATCGATCCGGTTCTCTATGAAGCGCCACAGGCATTTGCACGAGCCGCCCGCGAAGCTGGCGTCGGCGCCATTCGTTACCAGTCCACCCGCGATCCTGAACAAGGTGGTTGCGGCGCTGTTCTGAAGCCGGATGCCTTCGCCGAAAAAGCGCCGCTGGAGGCGCAGACATGGTGGCTGTCCGTTACCAAGACCCGGGTGATCTGGCAGCGCGACAATGTGTTCGAGCCGACATCCTGGGAATTCGATACCAGGATGTTCATGCCTTCGTAGGCATCAACTCGTTGGTTCCCTCCAATTTCTGACCACCAGCCCCGGCAGGGCGGCGAGCCATTTGTTGGCGGCACCTGCCACGTCGAGGCGCTTTCGGATGCTGACCTGCGGCACCAGGATGAACATGGGCACAGAAGCCAAGCCGCGCCCGGATTTGAGCGCTGTCTCGCTTGCCTTGGCGAATCCTCCCCGCTTGCCGGAGCGGGCACGCTGATTCTCGGCCACCAGCAACGAGGGACCACGGGTACGATAGACGAACTTCAACCGCGCGCCATGCCTCCGCTCCCAAAGGCCCGGCGTCATCTTCTGGCGACCATCGCCGTATTTACCGGCGGCAGGGGTCGGAATGGCCAGCCAGGTGCCATTCTTGGAGCGGATGACGGCACCTTCATCGTAAGCCCGAACGATGCCGGGTGCCTTGCTGTAGACGAACCCGGCGGCCCGCAGGCTTTTCTGGCCCTTGGGATAGACTTCGCCCCGCCAGGTATTGGCGAGACGCTGGCCGAGACCCGCACCCAAGATCTGTTGACGCAGTTCCAGCTTAAGACCCTCGGTCGCTTCCCGGATGCCCGCCGTCACCGCCGCCTCGCCAGCCTTCAATTCATCGGCTAGGTAGCGCTTGAGGTCACCTTCGAGAGCGGCTTCCAGCCTCATGCCGGTCTCGTGTCTAGCAACCAAATCAGCCGTTCGGCATCGCGCTCCGGTTCGCCCTGAACGATGAAGGTCTCGCCGTCCAGCGTGATGTTGTCGCCTGATGCAGGATTCGGCACCTCCGACACCCGTACCTCGAACACGGCTGTTTCAGTATGGACGGCGATGTCCCCGAACGCGACCTCGCGGTCCGGACGGCGGGCAATCACCCGCACCGGAATCCCGTCGCCCATCCCGCCCGCACGATAGAGGGCCGTGCGGGTGATGTCGGGATTGGCGAAGAGATCGTCGATGGCGGCTGCAAAGGCGTTCATCAGTTCGAACTGAAAATGCGCACGGCCAAGCGCGGGCGCTTGTTGACCGGCAGGATCGATGCCTCTGTCTTGACGTCGATGGCGCTGCCGTCATTGCGGGCGATCTGGCGGGCATACATGGGCAGGCCCACAGTGTTGACCGTCTCAATCAGGTTGGCGGGAGCGCCGTAGGTGACGAATGTATCCATGGTGCCCATGGGGAAGGCGATGCCTTCGCCAGCCGGGATCAGCGTTTCCGTAGCACCGGTCGAGAGGGTAACGGTGGCGTTGTATTCCTCGAACAGAATGCCTGCGAAGGGGAAGCGGCGGCGCGTATCCTCACGAAGCGGCTGGGCCCCTGTCGAGGAGAAGTATTTGTAGGCCTCCTCGGCCTTGGCGTGTCCGATCAATTTATCAAAGAACTCTGGTGACACCATGGCCAGAACGCCGCTCATGGTCTCGCCCTTAAGCTCGGTCTCGACCTTGCGCAGCACATCGCGGATCTTGGCCTGGATATTGGTGGTGGCGGTGCCCAGCACGAAGTCCACCGCCTGCTGCTGAAGCCCGAATTCCGTGAAGTAGTTGTAAAGCGTGGAGCCAGCGCCGTCCTTGACGATGCCCTTGAGCGCATTGATCTCCATATATTCGCGGGTCTGGGCGTGCTTGGCCCGCATGCGGGTGAGCTTGCGTTCCATCACCGTGGCCAGCGGATCGGCAGCGTCGGCGACGCCGAAGCCCCGCACGCCTTGAATATCCTGGGGCGTCACCACATCGTCATGCGGGATCCAGGGAATGGTGAAGGAACGCATTGACTTGGTGTCGCGGTTGGCGACGGTGGCGGGGCCCCCCAGCGGCACGGTGGGCAGCAGGTTAAGCACACCTTCCGCCTGCTCGATGATGGAGGAGCGCTGGGTGATGCCCTCGAAGCGGAACAGGCCCATCTGGCCCAGTCTCGTATAGATGTTGGGCAGGATATTGATGGCCTGGGTCATTTCAGCAAGCGAATAGCCGCCCGCGTCGAAGGGATTGGCAATGACGGTCATGATGGAATCTCCGTGGAGGAAAAATTAGACTGTGGCGCGCGCGACAAGACCGAGTTCAGCCAGTTGCGTTTTCTTGGCGTTCTGTTCGGCTGCCTGATCGACCGAGGCGTCGAAGACGAGGGCCGCCTCGGACAGAATGACCGGGCCGCGCGCCACGATCAGGCCGGTGGCGTCGCCGGCCGTGGCATCGACTGCTTCCAGAAGAACACCGACG